CGGTCAATATCAAGTATACTTCACTCATTCGGAACTTGAAGAATTGGGAATTTGGGATAACCCAGTATTTGAAATCGAGGAGGTTGAATAAATGCTTGAGATGATTGAATGGATTGATAACGAAATCAGAATCAATAAAAAGATAATGAAAGAAAGAAAAATAACTCCTGTGATAAAAGATTCCATTTTAGCCGACAATCACATGCTGACCAAAATCAAAGCGGAATTATTAAATCGGGAGGTGGAATAATGAAATGGATTAAATTTAAAGCAAGAAAACTAACAGAAGAAGAATCAAGTAAACCTGAATATATGTACTATGAATTTATGTGGGACTGTCGAGTTCCCGACGTTGACGAGACTGTATTGGTTAGCAACGGAAAGACAATTTGGACAGAAGATTGGGTTGAGTACGAGGAAGGTTTGCGTCTAGAAGATAGTGAAACAGAAGGGTTGTGCTGGATGCCACTGCCAGAACTACCGAAGGAGGTGTCGAATGAGTGAAATCTTAGGAGCGATAGCAACACTCGCATTCTTCTTCTTGGCCGGCGCATTTGTCAACCACTTAGACTGGCGCAAAGCCAGAAAACAAGCAGAGCGACAAGCACGAGAAGACGAACGCATAGAGCTTGAAGCTATGTACGTAGTCTGCGCAATCGAGAACGACCGCAGAGAACGACAACGTAAATTGGCAGAAGCCAGAAAGCATAGCACAAAGCCGTTTGCCATTGAGGAGGTTGGGTGATGAAAAAATACAAAGCATCAAAATTCATTTTATCCAGTTTCTTTACAATTCCGTATGCTCTTTTCGACAACCCTTATTATTCAAATGTTTCAAACGAGGCTAAACTATTATACGGCCTCGTCATAGACAGAATTTCCTTGTCGATAAAAAACAAAGAAGATTGGGTAGACGAAAATAACGAAGTCTACTGTTACTACACAAACGAGGCTATGCAAAAAATACTCAACAGAAGCAAGCCGTTTGTAATTAAATTAAAAAAAGAATTACATCAAGCGGGCTTGCTGCTAGAAGTCCAGCAGGGAATGAATAAACCTAACAGAATTTACCCTTTGGAAGTAAAAACTGTTAACCCCGGAAGTAAACAGAATTTACCCCCGGAAGTAAAAACTGTTAACCCGAACCATACTAATATAAACCATACTAATATAAACCATACTGAGATTGGAATTAGTGCGTCTGCGGTGGGGGGATTAAACACTTTATTTAGTAAGGGAAATAAAGATAGCATTGCTTCGCCCACCACCCCCTCTAAATTAGGAGAATTTAATAATCTGATTGTAGAAAACTTCGGCAAGCAACCTAGCCCATTGCAAATTGACGAAATGCGTTACTTGGTTGAAGAGCATGATTTAGAAGTGCTGAAGTTGGCTGTTAAAGAATGTGTCGACAATGGCAAACCTTACTTCGCTTACATGAATACAATCTTGAACAACTGGAAACATCAAGGGCTAGTTACAGCAGAGCTTGTTAGGAACAGAGTAAAACTACGAAGCAGAACAGGAGCAGTCACTATGCTTGATGACGGTTACGATGAGAAACTGGGTATTTAATATGGCAGAAGAATTGAGAAATGTTAAAGATTTGAGAGCTGCGTACCTCGCAAGAACTTATCCAATTAACAAGCATTGCCCGAAACACCCCTCAGTGCTGATGATACGAACAACGAACCCTTGCACAAACAACACTTTTGAATTTTGTCCTGAATGCGGGCAAGAAGAAATCAACCGCGAATTGGAAGAGCTGGGAGCAAAAGCTGAAAGCCAAATCAGGAATTTTAAAAGCTATGCAGCATTAGAACGAGAATCTATCATCTCGCCTAAAATAGCACAAGCAACAATCAGAAACTTTGAAATACATACAGAGCAAGACGCAAATGCCGTGAACTTTGCTAAACGCTTTACGCGCGAATACGTTAAAGAGCGTTATGAGGGCAATGTCATTTTTCAAGGGCCACCCGGAGTTGGCAAGAGCCACTTAGCGTTAGGCATGGCTAAGACGATTAACGAGGCTTTCCAAAAATTTGGAAATAAAAAATCGGTCGTTTACATGCCTGTAGCAGAGCTGTTCTCGCGAATGAAAGAAGCGTTTAATATTAAAAACGCCCGCTGGAATGAGAAAACAACCCTCAAATTTCTAACAGACGTTGACTTCCTTGTGCTGGATGATTTAGGCAAAGAGTCAAACGTCGGAAACACAATCAAAGAGGGCAGTAGTTGGGCGCAGTCGTTTCTGTACCAACTCTTGGAAAACCGAACAAAAACGATTATTACAACCAATTACGCAGGAAACCAGTTGAAGCAGCTCTACGAACCTAGCTTGCTTGATAGAATTTTGGCAGGCAGCAAAGATAACAAATTTATTTTTAAAAACGACACAGAAAGCAGGCGCAGTATATGACAAGTGTTTTAAAAGTAGGCATGTCCAATTTTGAAATGGTCGCTGTATTTGCGGAAAAATACTACGACTTGTCAGACGTGCTAATAAACAAGCTGATGAAAGTCTCTGAAGAAACGTGTTTAGGCAAGTTACAAGATATGGAAAAGATGTACTTGGAAGGCGGGAAGTGGAATGTTTGAACCAACAGACGGGATTTGCTTTCAGTACCACAATGACATCTATAAGCAGAATCCATACACACAAACAGCGGGCTATAATCCAAATGGCAAAAGCAAGGGTTGGCACACTAGCTGCCCACATTGCCACGCTAGTTTTGTAGATTAGGTGAACAGATGGACAAAGACTTACAAGCAGAGATTGACAACTGGCGCGCCGACTATTTACATCTCGGATATGAGTTGGGCGAGATTATCAACGAGCAACAAGACAAGATTATCTCACTCAGTCAGGAAAACAAACGGCTGAAGCGTGAGATTTGGAACATAAAAAAGACGAAGAGGAGGAAATAACATGGCGTACTTACCAGAAGAGCGCGAGACAGTTATCCGTTATGACGAATTGGATAACTGTTGGTATTTTGAAAGTAATGTGCGGAGACACGTTACGAAAATTTTGAAAACGGAACACGCTTTTGAAAGTGTCGAAAAAGAACTTGAGAATGATTTCTGCATTTCCGTGCGAGCTAAGCTGTCAAATCTTGATGATTTCTTAGTCAGCCCATTCGTTAGAAAAAAAGTAAAATTGACAGAAGAGCAAAAACGGAAGAGTATAGAACGCTTAAAATCGATTTTGAGTTAGTTTTCGCCCACGAAACTTGGGAGAAAATAGGTCTAAAGTATATCACAGGTATAATTATACCTCTGAACAAAATAAAGTATGAAAACGACAGTATAACGTGTTAAAACGAAAGGAAAATAAAATGACAAACGAACTAACACAGAGGCAAGTGACTTCAAGCGTTGCTAATCGAATTAACGCTATGAAAAGCGAGGGTTTGAAAATAGCGCCTAATTACAGCGTGAGCAATGCTCTTAGCTCTGCTTACTATGCCTTGAAAAATTCCAGCAGCGGGAACTTGCTTGAAAAGTGTACAGACGAAAGCATTTACAACGCTCTACTGGACATGGTCACGCAAGGGCTTAGTCCAGCGAAAACACAATGTTATTTCGTACCATACGGAACAACGGTCAAATTGACACGCTCTTACTTTGGAACGATGAAAGTTGTAAAGCAACTACCAGAAGTGAAAGACATTTATGCGGAAGTTATTTACAAAGGTGACGATTTTAAAATCAAGAACGAAAATGGACGCAAAGTATTTGTCAGCCATGAAACGGATTGGACGAATGCAGATAACGAGATTATTGGCGCATACTGCATTATCGAAAAGTTAGGTGGTGAAAAAGTTTTGACAGTTATGACTAAAAAAGAAATTGATAAGTCTTGGTCAAAAGCTAAAACAAAAAATGTTCAAAACGACTTTCCGCAAGAAATGGCTAAGCGTACAGTTATCAATCGGGCAGCTAAGCAATTCTTCAACACTAGCGACGACAACGATTTGTTTATCGACGCAGTTAATCGAACCACTGAAAACGAATACGACAACGAACGTCGAGTAAAAGACATAACACCGCAAGAGACCGAAAGTCTTGACAGCATTCTTGGAAATCCAACTGTTTCCGAATCGGAAAGCGTTGAGAATCCGCAAGAAGCTGCCGAAGAGCCGAAAAATAAAGTGGATGTTTCCAAAACAGAAACAACCACACCAAAAGTCGACGAAGAGACGGGCGAAGTTTTGGACGGCGAGCAAGGCGAATTATTTAAAGAACTTGAGGATTTGATGTGATGGTTGAATTAACACAAGAAAATTATTATCAAGATACTAGCCGCCTATCATACTCGCGTTACAAGCGTTATAAACAATGCCAAGCTAAGGCTTACACGGTTGATAATGGTATTTGGGTAGAAGAGCGGGACGAAACCCCTCTTTTGCTCGGGAACTATGTACACAGCTATTTCGAGAGCCCGGAAGCGCACGAGAAATTTATGGCAGAAAATGGCAATAAACTCCTTGCGAAAACCGGCAAGAACAAAGGGAAATTAAAGTCTGACTTTGTTGTTGGTGACAAAATGATTGATAGTCTAAAAGAAGATGACGGCTTCAATCGCTTATATCATGGCTATCCAAGTGATAAAGTCGAAAAAGAAATGATTGTCTATGGAGAAATTGAAGGTGTGCCAGTCAAAGGCAAGCTGGACAGCGTGAACTTGTCAAGAGGCTATTTTGTGGATTTAAAAACCATGAAATCAATCTATGCTGAAGAGTGGAACGCCGAATTAAGGAAACGAGTTCCTGCGGCAGTCAATAACATTTTAAACTTTGGCTATCACGGTCAGCTAGGACTGTACAGAGAACTACTCAAACAGATGACAGGGCAAGAATTTAGACCTCTGATTGTGGCAGTCAGCAAAGAAAACGTGCCTGATAAAGATATTCTGAAAATTGATGAAGAATGGCTTGAAGAGGGACTAGACAAAATCAAGTCTGAAATCGTTGAGGTTTGGGATGTCATTCAAGGTAAGCAGAAGCCTACGAAATGCGGACATTGCGACTTTTGCAGAAGCTCGAAAAAATTAGATGCAGTGGTAAGTCTGAATGACTTGATTGGAGGCGCTTGATGATACATCTTTACAAAAACTATCTCGGAGGTAAGTATGGAAGTTAGAGGAATAGAATACTATTGCATGGATTGTGACGAACGTTATATTGAATATTTTATAGACGAACCAGTAATTTGGTTTTGTAAAAAATGCAACAGAGAAGGTGTTCTTATAGAAAAGCGGTGGCTTGAACATGGAAATTAGACAAGTATCTGATAGCGTAGCCATCTATTCTGACGGCAAGAGGTTACAGGTCATCCATGACTTAGGGAATGAGTTCGTTTTAGGCTTGAACACAGTAGTAGAGGACGTTTTTAATATTAACGGGCGGGTGCTAGAAGTGATAAACGCCATCGAACCTGTTTTTAAGGTTTGTGACTTTTGCTCAAAAGTCGGAAAGGATATGCACCGCTTGCGCTGGGCTGTCCTGCAGTTTGAAGAGTTTGAACGATATATCAAGACCAATCAGGCTGACTTGCTTGATTGGTGGGAAAATCCAGAAGGAGAACAGGAATGATTGAATTTATCAAAAGTGTAGGCACGGCTCTAGTATGGCTATTTCTTGGCTTTTTAGTTGGTGAGCGCAGCCAAAGAAAAGATAAGTAAATTAACGAGCCGTGAATCTCGTAAAAAGCGAACTAGAAAGCGTCAATCGGTCATGTGACCAATGGGCGAGCGACTGCCCGTATTTAGCCAACTTCACAAAATGGCAGTCGCGATTTTAAAAAAGGAGAAACAAGCCAATGATAACTAAAATAAACGTACCGAAAACCTCAATTGTCATTGAGATTGAGAACAAAGAAATCACAATAGAAAAAATGATTGATTACGATATAAAAGCAGTCTTTCGCAATCAAGACGCAGACACATCTCTTGATATAGAAGGAAATGTATTTGAACCGCTATACTGGTTAGATATTAGAGCCACTCCGAAAGAAGATACTGAATATCACAGCAGTTTGGGCGTCAAGGGAGAAAAGCGGAAACTCGCTGAACTGCAAGCATTTTTTGAATATATCGAATCAAACAAACGCAATCTTTTTGACCTTTGTGGTCTAAAAGGAGAACTGCAATGAGCAATTTAACATTGTCGCTCGATGTATCCACTACTGGAACGGGCTGGGCTATCTATGACGGCTCAGTCTTACTCCAAAGTGGAGTAATCAAGCCTAAGCCAAAATCATTTTACGAACGAGCCAAAATCATGGCTAGCGAGCTGAAAACGGTACAGCTAAGAGCGCTCCAAAAGTATGACAAGCCATTTGATGACATAGTGATTGAGAAGAATAGTGTCATGGGGCCAAATCAGCAATCCATGATTAAAATTGGGATTGTAACAGGAATGATTCTAGGGCGATTGGTAGCTGACGAAATTTACTTTGTAAACGTCTCTACGTGGCGGAAGCATTGGAAGTTTAGCTACAAAGACCGCAGCAAGAAATCGATGAAACAACAAGCAATTGCTACGGTTTTGAATGAGTTTAAAAAGCAAGTCAAAGATGATGAAGCGGACGCAATATTGATAGGCTCTTACTTTGTTAATAGCGGACTAGAATCAGGAAAACTAGAACATCATAGTAATTGAGGGAGCACAATGAAAATTAAACAGAACAATCGTTTTAAAATTAAAAATATAGAACTTATTCGACAACTAAAAAAAGGAGATAAGTTAGCTGATAAATACTTTATATTTATCAATGACGCAATGGGTGGCATACCTTGCCATAATCGATCTTTTGGGAGCAAAGCAGATTTTGAGTATGGAACAAATTATGAAGTTCTGTCTCAATTTTATGCAGACAAAGGCTACATGGAATTGTCTTGTTGCGCTTACGGTGGTATGTGCGGTTTTACTTTTGACACAGACGAAACAAGTACTGGCAATATGAACAATCTAGAACGTGAATGCGCTGGATATGTCCAAAATTATATTAACAATTTAGCGAAAGCGGGAATAATTGAAGTAATGCAAGACGATTTATGATTAACCCGAAGCGTCAGATACGCTATTGCAACGACAAAATAGAAGAACTGGAGGTGTAATACATGAGTTACGATTTAGAAATTTTGGTGAAAATAGAAAACGGAGATTATATTTGTATTGCTGAACCAGAATATAGTTCCCCTACATACAATCTTGGAAGAATGTTCAGGGTTGCTATGAATTGGGATTTTGAACAAGGTGTTGTTTACAATATTGATGAGATTTTTGAGAATATAGAATACGGCATTAGCGAGCTAGAACGATTCCCTGAAAAGTATGTGCAGTACGAACCAGAAAATAAATGGGGAACAGTAAACGGCGCTTTAGAAAACTTAAAATCATTGAAAAACTGTATTTTAGAACAAAATATAGACATGAAGTATTTATACATGAGGTGGTGAAATATGACCAGAGAATTTTATGAAGTACACGGCACAGAATGGTTTCTACCAGTAAGATTAGTTAGTTTATCAGATAGAAGTGCGGAGATAAAATATACAGATATTTACGGGCAAACACATTGTGAAGTTGTACCAGAAATTTACAAATTTAAGAAAGAAACAGAAAAGCCAGAAATTCCATGGTTTGTGGCAGAACACATTGAACATCATAAAAGATTAAATTCGCCGATGGGAGATATATTCAATAGACATTTTATTGACGACAAAAGAGTTGAGGCCTGGCTTCGAGAGGCCCTTAATGCTTATGATAATCTCGGCAAAGCGTGGTTGTTTGGCTACAAGATTAAGAAAGATAAGGTATACATCGTTACAGATGGCAATCACTGCTATTTTGAAAGTTGGGACGATGCAAGGGCGATCGTTATCTTAGATGACATGATTGGCTATGAAGATTGCGCCAAGAAATTTGATAGCAAAACAGAAGCTAAAAAGGTGGCTGAACAGCTCGGCTGGAAAGTTGAAACTAAAGAGGTAGGATAATGAGGAACAGAAAAATAGAAGAATTGAGTTGAGGTGAGTAAATGAGAAACAGACCAAAGCATTATCCATACACGAAAAGCCAATGGGAATATTCTTGCGTTAAACTTTACGCAGACAGCAACCCAGAACCATATTGTGTGTTTTGGGGTAAAGAAAATAGAATTACAGGAGAAGTAAGAGATGTTTGATTTTTTAGACCGAATAAAATATGAATTGAAATCATTATTCGAAAGAATTATAACGAACACAAGAAGATTCTTCTGTAAGCATTATTACGTTAAGATACATGGTCGTTGGCTATTTTGTTATGTGGAGTGCAAAAAATGTGGTCGTGTAAAGTTAAAAGAACCATATATGACGATTCACGAAAAATGAAGCGCGAAACAAAAAAACCAGAAAGAATCTGGACTGGCTGATTGAGGAAAAGGAGAGAGCGGAATATGAAAACCAATTTTAAAATACTAGCATTATTAACGGTCGCACTTGGATTGCTTGCGGGTTGCGGGAATAAAGACATTTTAGGAACGACCTTTAATTTCAAGTATGCGGAAGTAAAACTCATTGACGGTCGCATTGTCAAAGGGAAAGTCAAGGCGTGGGCGAAATACGACAAGCAAGATAGCATTAGAGTAACATTTACGAACGGCGAAGAATATTATACTCATTCAAGTAACGTTGTGCTTTATAATAAATAACAAAAAAGCCAAGGCACTCTCTACCTCGACTAATAGTTTCCACAAAGACTATTATACCACAAAGGAGACAGAGAGTGAACAAGGCTAAAGAGCTCTTGAACGAGCTACAAAATCTTGATATGGATATTCAAAGCAGAATTGACGAAATCAGCGAGTTAGAAGCAGGTTTGCTCTCTAGTCAGAAGTTTCAAGCAGATAAAGTCAGAGGCGGACAAACTCGCAAGATTGATGATGTTTATACTCAGCTAGTCGTGATGAAAGAAGCTATTGAGCAAGACACTAATGAGGTTATTAACAGGAAACTCGAACTTAGTAGACTTATCAATAAGCTGAAAAATCCGAAACATAGAACGATATTAAGAATGACATACATCAATAGAATGTACGCAAATGATATTTGCGATAGTATGGGAGGTATGAGCTTGCCTACTTATTATCGTTTAAAAAAGCAAGCAGTGAAAGAACTTGATGTCATTCTTTCAGGACTGATAGTAAATGATAGTGATTGCACAAGCATGAAGTCTGAAATCTGCTAGAATGGTAGTATCAAGAATTGAGGGTGAGGCAATCAAGCCTCTCCTTTCCTGAGTTATAATTGGATTCTTGTAGTAACATCGGCAGAATCCGATTAAGAATTTTGACAAAAAAAGAATTGTAGAATTTCTCGATGTTCGCTACAAGCCGGCATTCTTAAAAATGACATTTGCGGTTATAAAAAGGCTGTACTATAAAATAAAAAAGGATGGTATCTCCATTTCGTATGCTGGCGTCTGTGCAGCCTTGACGCCAAATATTTTATGGAGGCGTAACATGCCGCGAATACAACGTTGTAAGGTGGCAGGGTGCCACGCATTGATAGATAGAGATAGTCTGTGCTGTGATAAGCACAAAGCACAAGAGCAAGAGATTAGAGCAAAGCGTGAACGCTATAGCAGAAGTAGATACAACAAATACAAACGCAATCAAGACGAAGGCAAGAAAGAACAATACAGTTTTTATCGAAAGAGCATTTGGTCTTCGTTGAGATTGAATTGTTTAAAGAGAGATAATTACATTTGCCTCTACTGCCTAGCACAAGGCAGGGTAACGGCCAATAGCAAAATAGCAGACCATATCGTGCCAATTGAGTTCAATCCAGCTCTAAAAGCGGAGCTAAAAAACTTGGCGACAGCATGCAGTGATTGTCACAAGCTGAAAACAAAGTGGGAACAAAAATATTATGGTACAGGTCAAAGCAACGAATTGAAACGAAACGCAAGAGAAATAAAAGACATAAAAATTATTGCAAATCTGATGAGGAAATAAATTTTTTAAACCCCCCCCATCCCTTGTGGGAGTAAGAGAGCCGCGACAAGATGTCGTCTTACATCACGCGCCAATTTTTTAGATTTTTATGGGGTGTCACGGGGGACGGATTAGGAGGTGAAGTTGCTTGGTTAAAAATCCTTACTATCGGCAGAACAAAGGGCGTTTACCCAGCGACCCGCCGAACTATTTGGGAACAGTTGCGAGGGAGGCTTGGCGCAAAATCGTTCCGTTTTTAGAAAGCACTGAAAAGGTACAGCGGATAGATGGCTTTTTGGTCGAAACCTACTGCACAAATTACGAAATTTACAAGTTAGCCTACGAAGATATAAAAGAAAATGGCATACAGCAAACCATCACAAGACCCATTCAAGCGCAGGGGAGCGGCGAGATTTTGGGCGAGCAGTTTTTGGGATACAAAAAGAATCCAGCAGTAGCAACTATGAAAGATACTGTAGATACTTTGAACAAAATAGGTGTGCAGTTGGGATTGACACCAAAAGGCAGGCAAGACCTTTTAGCGGTCGCTAGCGCGGATAATGAGAAAATATCAACTGCAGAACTGCTCAAAGAGTTTTTAGGAAAATAATATTTTATAGACACCTTGACGGTCGCGACGTCAGAAAAACTACGCCAAAAACTGCGGAGATGGGTTACCCGTGCAGGCAGAGTAAGAAGTTTTAATGCCTGATGGCTTGAGGTGATTGAGGTGGCACGCTAAATCTTTAATTTAGAGGCGCAGGTTCGAATCCTGCCAAGCTATTTTCAAGACGAACAAAAAAGGAGGTGATATAGTATGTCTAAAAATATATTTGTTTCTATCGAAGGTTGTGACGATTCAACTGATTTTTATTTGACATGTACTGATGAGCAGCTTGTTTTTCTTAGGGAGTTTGCTAAAATGACTAAGAAGGTATCTGATTATAGTTGCATGCCAATCATTTCTTTATACGATGATGAAGAATCTCTTGATAAGGATGAATCGGATTATGAGAATGTAGGAACATTCTTTGAGGATGGAGAGGGCGATGGGTATAATGAATTAGATACAACTAAGTTGTAGGGTCTACAGAGTGAGAATCCATATAATGAGTTGGAAAGCGTGATAAAGGGGTGAGGAAATATAACTGAAATTGATTTAACAAAAACAAAAGATGTAATCGGTGCTTATAAAAGTATCGATTTTTCTTTTGTCCGGAAAAAATACAACGACCCCGGAACGAAATACGCTTTTGATGTTTTAGACGGTAAGATTATTTCTGGTTATCCAATCAAGCTCGCTTGCTTTCGTCATCTCAGAGATTTGGAGCGGCAAGGTCAAGAGGATTTTCCTTATCGCTATTCCATGCAGCATTTTAAGAACTTCTTGAAATTTGCTAACTTAGTGCCTAATATTGACAATTTAGACGAGCCGTTGGAACTTATGGACTGGCAGAAGTTTATCTTTAGTCAGATAGAGGGGTGGCGCTCGTTAGACGGTTTGCCACGTTTTAAGAATATAGTCCTATCAATCGCGCGTGCGCAAGGGAAAACAATGTTGGCTGGTATTTTAAAATGTCATGCATTTTTAATCGAAAGTCTTGGTTTGTCAAATCAGGACTTTTTAATTAGCTCCATCAACTTCGACCAAACTATGAAGCTATTCGGTTATGTCAAAAGCATGATGGCTAAAGTGATTGAGAAAGAACCTTTTAAGTCACTAGCGCAAGAGATGAATTTGCAGCTATACTCACGAGAGATTAAGGCGGCGAACGATAACAACGTTATCAAGACGATATCGTTTGAATCTGGCAAGTTTGACTCGAATCACTTTTTACTAGCTATAGCAGACGAGGTAGGAGAATTGACTAGAGATGACGGCATTTCTAAAATCACTTCTGGGCAAATCAACACGCCGGGCGCTCGCTTCGTGGAAATATCCACATCTTACCAAGTGCCAGACGTACCGTTTCACAAAGAGCAGAAAAAACTTATTGAAGTTATGGAACGAGACTTTGACCGAGCAAGTGACGACCAGCTTTGTTTGGTTTGGACGCAGGATAGCCTAGAAGAGACATTTCAGCCTGATACGTGGGCTAAAAGCAATCCGCTGCTTAATCTACCAGACAAGCACGATAAGCTCCTTAGAGGGCTTATATCGGAGCGAGATAAGAAAATGTTAATGGGGAAACCGGCAGACTTCCAAGTGAAGAATATGAATTGCTGGTTAAACGCTGATTCTAATAGCTTTCTAAATTTAGAAGATATTGAGAAAGCCGTTGTAGACGACTTCCCAAGAACAGGACGGCGCGTGTATGTGGGCGTTGACTATTCTATGAGTTCGGATAATACGGCATTTGCTTTTGTCTATCCGCATGACAACGAGGAGAAGTGGCACGTAGAACAGCACTCCTTTATTCCGTGGAATCAAGCGGGAAGTATTGGAGCTAAAGAAAAGCAAGACGGCTTGAACTACCGAGAATTAGAGAAAGAGGGTTACTGTACGATTACCAGTCACCCACAAGGGCTTATCAACGACGACCAAGTATTTGATTGGCTAGTAAACTACATAGAGGATAACCAACTTGAAGTCATCTTCTTTGGCTACGACGCTATGGGCGTGACTAAGGTAATTAAAGCCCTCGAACTGAATACAAGCTATCCGCTTATGCCAATTAGACAACGCACAAGCGAGCTGAAAGACCCGACTAAGTTCTTGCAAAAGGTCTTTGTGGAGGGCTCTATCACTCGCTTGGACGATAAGATTATGGAAAAGGCGTTAATAAACGCTGTTGTCAAAGAGGATAACATCGGTATACAGGTTGACAAGATGAAATCAACCTTGAAGATTGACGTAGTAGACGCTATTATCGACGCTATGTATCAAGCTATGTATCATTACGAAGACTACGGGCTTGTGAATGATAAAAGCTATATGGTAGAGCACATGTCCGCGGAAGCCGTTAGAGAATGGTTTGAATCTGCGGAATCTGGACTAATTGACGAAGATTGGGGAGAAAATGAAGATTTTTAAAACATTTTTCAGCCTATTATGGGCTTTTTTTGATGTCATTATGTTTTTTGCAGCAGCAATCACAATCAATGTGACAATGTATTTTGCAGGTTGGTTGGCGTTTGGCATCTGCTTAACTATTACGTTTATTTTGGCCGGATTGATTAGCGAATTAGCGCCTAGAAAGGAAGATAAATGAGTGTGTTATTAGTGATTTTGGGGTCAGTAATTGGGTTTGCGTTATCTCCATTCTTTTTTCTTATGATGATAACTCTAATTATGGTTGTCGGTTCTGTTATTTATGAAATTGTTGAAGCTATTGTTAGAGCTATTTCAAGTAAATAGAAAGGAGGTGAATCTATGCCGATATTTAAACCACCTATTTTTTTAAACTTAGCAGAAGAAAAGAAACCGGCTGATTTAGACCGGTTTTTTAGTGGAGATGGCGCAAGCTATCTTGACCAATTCCTCTCTGGTAGCGAATGGGTGTCCGCTAAGAACGCCTTGAAAAACTCGGACTTGTTTGCCGTCATCAACCAGCTATCAAGCGACTTAGCAAATGCACGTCTAACCGCTAAGCGTAAGAAGACGCAAGGTATTTTAGATAATCCAAGCGTTAACGCAAATAGACATGGCTTTTATCAAGCTATCTTTGCCCAATTATTGCTGGGCGGAGAAGCCTTTGCTTACCGTTGGCGCAATGAAAACGGCGGAGACGTGAAGTGGGAATTTTTGAGGCCGTCACAAGTAACGGTCAACCGTTTAGAGTACGAGAACGGGCTTTATTACAATATCACTTTTGAAGACCCTAAAATCGCGTCTAAGTTATACGTCCCACAAAACGACATACTACATTTTAGATTGTTATCTGTGGACGGTGGCAAGACTGGAGTTAGTCCGCTAGCTGCCTTAGAGCGTGAGATGAAAATACAGAAATCATCTGACAACCTCACTATGAGCGCTTTAAGAAATTCCCTCAAAATGAACGGGGTTTTGAAAATTAAGAACGGCGGGTTGTTATCTGATAAACAGAAGAAGGCACGCTCTCGCTCAGTGATGAACCAAATGACAGGCGGCCCGCTCGTGCTGGACGATTTGGAAGAATTTACGCCAATAGAAATCAAATCCAATATTGCTCAACTGTTAAGTCAGACAGATTGGACAAGCAAGCAATTTGCAAAGGTCTACGGGATTCCAGACAGCTATTTAGGCGGGCAAGGAGACCAACAGTCCTCTATTGAGATGATTTCCAGCATGTATGCTAATGCGGTTAGTCGTTACTTGAGACCTTTTTTAAGCGAGCTAGAATATAAGCTCGGCACAGAGATAGACAGCGATTTATTCCCTGCCGTTGACCCGATGGGATTTACGTACATCAAGCGCGTTAACGAGCTTGTCAAGAATGGCACAGTTGCTCAAAATCAAGGCTTGTATATGCTGCAACGGGCGGAAGTTGTTCCAGCTGACTTACCAGAACCCGAAAATCCAAACAATCTTATTAAGCAAGTGAAAGGGGGTGAGGGAAATGGGGGTAATTGACATTAAAGGCGACGTTGTCTCGAATGACGTAGGCGAGTTTTATGAATGGTTCGGTATGTCTAGTACATATCCGGGCAAGGTTCAGCAAGCTATCGCAAATGACGAAGACGACGAAATAACGCTAAATATTGCGTCGAATGGCGGAGACGTTTTTGCAGCGAGTGAAATCTATACTATGCTAAAGGATTCCGGAAAAGCTGTGACAGTCAATATCCAAGGTTTAGCAGCAAGCGCAGCAAGTGTCATTGCTATGGCTGGAAATACAGTGCGAATGTCACCGACAAGCCAAATGATGATACATAAAGCGTTAGTTTCGACTGTTGGAAATTCTGACGACTTAGAGCACGAATCCGGAGTGTTGAATAGCATTGACGAATCAATCGCAGCAGCTTACGAGCTGAAAACAGGCTTAAGTCAGACAGACATCTTACAGATGATGTCGAACGAAACTTGGATGAATGCCAAAGTTGCAGTCGATAAAGGCTTTGCAGATGAAATTATGTTTAACGAATCTGACGACGAACCGACTTTTGAAAACGCAGTCCACCAACTGCCAAGCAAAGCAGCAATCAATAAATTTAAAAATTTGATTGCTAAAGAAAAAATGAATAAACAACCAAGTCAGCCTAAGAACTCGTTAAGAGAACAGAAACTGGCTATTTTGTTAGACAAAAAAGGAGAAAACTAAATGGATATTAACACTTTAAACGCTCTTTGGATTGAGGCAGGACACCGAGTAGAAGACCTCAACGAGCAAATCAATAACGCTTTGAATGATGATAATTTTTCAGCAGAAGCGTTTGAAGCTCTCAAAAATCAACGTGACAACGCAAAAGTGCGTCGCGACGCCTTGAGTGAACAATTAGTAGAAGCGCGCGCTGCTAAGGTGGCAGCTATGGACGATAAAGACGTAGAATCTTTGACTGATGAAGAAGAAACAGCAAAGAATGTCTTTATCAAAGACTTTAAGAATCTTTTGAACGGTACTTATCGGAACGCCGCAGTTGGTTCTAAGGAAGACGACGGAACTAATGCAGGTTTGACAATTCCAAAAGATATTCAAACTGCAATCCACGGCTTAGTTCGTCAATACAACTCATTACAAGAGTATGTAACAGTGGAATCTGTTTCAACGACATCAGGCTCTCGCGTTTATGAGAAATGGGCTGACATCACAGCTCTTGCAAATCTGGAAGATGAAACTACAAGCATTTCAGATATCGACGCGCCTAAGTTAGCTCTTATCAAGTATGCTATCAAGCGCTATGCAGGTATGCTGACAGCAACTAACAGCCTGTTGAAAGATACTGCTGAAAACATCTTGGCTTGGCTCAATTCTTGGGTTGCTAAGAAAGTTGTTGTTACTCGCAACAAAGCAATTTTGGAAAAAATCGCAGCACTTCCAAGCAAACCAACTATTACTAAATTTGACGACATCAAAGACCTTGCTTTGAAAGGCGTTGACCCTGCAATTCGCTCTACATCATTCTTTATGACGAATACAAGCGGACTTGCTACTCTCGCAAAAGTTAAAAATGCAATGGGCGACTACTTGCTACAACGCGACCCAACGCAACCAGAACGCTATCTACTCGAAGGTAAACAAGTGATTGAAATTGCTGACCGTTGGTTGGCTGACAACGCAGGAGCACATCCACTTTATTTCGGAGACCTCAAACAAGCAGTAACATTGTTCGACCGTGAGAGCATGTCTATCGAAGCGTCAAACGTCGCTGGTGACGCGTTCAGCTTAGACCAAACTAAAATCCGTGTCATTGACCGCTTCGACGTTGTAACAACAGACCAAGAAGCATTCGTGGCAGCGTCATTTAAGACAATCGCAGACCAAGAAGCAAACTTGAAAAAATCAGAATAGAGGTAAGCTATGAGCGTTGACATTGCACGGTTTAACAAAGCTATGAACCTTGACGAGGGCGAAGATAGCGTCCTCATCAAAGGCTATTTAGAAGCTGCCGAACACTCAGTTAAGAATGCGATAGGCGAGGACAAGTCAGGAAAATTTTATGCTCGAGAAGATGTCGCTTCTCTGCTAGACGTTGCAGTGATTGCGATAGCTGGTTCGTACTATCAATACCGCTTAAGTTTGTCTGACGCTCAAGCCTATCCTATCAACTTAACTTCTAACAGCATTATTGGGCAGTTGCGGGGTATGTATGACGTTTTTAAAGAGGAGGAGGTAGAAAATGGCTAAACGCTATTTACCTTCTGAATTTAGCAAAGTAGCTAGTTTTGGAGAAATCAAATCAGCCCCAAACGCAGCTGGAGTGAATATCCCAAAATTCGCAGAGTTATTTACTCTACATTATCGACCAGTCAAGCGCACGCAGAACCAAACTTACTTAGCGAAGCAGAGCGGATTAGACGACACGTTTAATATTTGTATTCGACATAATGAAAAAGTGCATAGCAAAATGCAAGTCAAAATTAAAAACGTTAATTATGACATTGTAACCATAAGCCCCGACGATACAGAGGGCTTTGGGAAGTACGACTTTATCACGCTACGAGCGAAGAAAAAGGTAGGTGGCGCGTAATGGTTGGATTAGATAGCGCGCTTGAGGATTGGTTGAAGCAGGTCAAAGAGCTAACTAACTTGACACCAGACGAGCAAGCAAAAATCACAAGCGCAGGGGCACTTGTGTTTAAAGAAAGGCTTGAGGAGACTACACGAAAGAAGCACTATGACCACAAGCGAAAAAGTGGAGGTCGAGAACATTTAGCTGATGACATTGTTATCCAAAAGTCAGATGTTGACAATCGTAAGACCGGAGTATCTTCTGTCGGCTGGAGCGATGGCATGAATGCGAATATAGCGCGTTGGCTAAACGACGGCTCGAAGAAATTGACAGGCGACCACTTCGTGACAGAGTTACAGCAATCAAAAGAGGTGCTAGAGGAAGTTTTAGCAGCTGAAAAAGAAGAATACCAAAAAATCCTAAGAAAGAGAGGTTAGTCTATGCTTGCAACTTTGGAAATGAAAAAGCTATTAGACGATGAGACAACCAGCGAAGTACAGAAAGTATATACTAGCAATCTCCCGAAAGAGGAACAAGAAAACATTGACGAGACAATCATCTTGATTACAGATGTTAATGCCGACCTTGGATTGATTGGGAACAATAGCTTTTTTAGCAAAACAACACAAATCGAAATCCAGATTTTTTATAAACAAGATTTGGATTTTGACATTGAAGCATTTGAAAATCGGCTTTTGAAATTGCTAAAGCAACATCATTGGTCGATTAACGATATTAGAGGACACGCGACAGACCCCGACACATTTCAAATGACGGCGGTCTTTTATGTGTCAAAAGAAAATTTAATAAATTAAAAAATACAAAAAGGAGAAATATTGCATGGCAATTGTAGGTTTAAAGATGGTTACCGTTGCACTTGTTGACGACAACCAAAAATTGATTAAAGGTGCGGAAGGTCTTTCTGAAACTGGACTTGTCGAAATTGATGATTCCATGTTTGGTACAAAGACCGCTAACATCACAAACTTGGAAGGCTCTGTGACCAAAGTGCCAGGAAATAACAAGGTGCAAGACGTTTATACGGCGCCAGGGGCACCACAAGTCGCATTTGACTTTAACAACCTAGTTTTTGATTTGAAACAAAAATTAAAAGGCTACAAAGCTGACGGCAAGGGCGGATTTGTTTATCAAGGTTATAAGCCACACGTCGCAGTGCTCATTGAATCACAAACACTCGACCGCAAGAACTCTGTATATTTCGGGTTTGGTGACGGAATTTTCCAAGAAACTACTCAAAACGTGGCTACTGACACAGACACAGCACAAACTCGTGCAGATGACAATATGACGTACAACGCTTTGACAACGGCTGCGTTTGGTGACGAAACGCACAAAATTTACTATTCAGGCGTTTCTGGATTTAGCAAGGAAAACATGCTAAAAGAAGTCTTCGGTGGCTATACAGCCGCAGCAGCAGGTTCTGAAGGACATCTTGGCTAAGTAATGTTCTAGGCTAGGCAGTGTAACAACTGCTTAGCTTTTATTTTTATGATTGAGGTAAAAAATGGAAATCAAAAACATCAAAATCAAAGAATTGGGTAAAAAATCTTTTGTTGTCTTAACTTCTAACCGCAACATTCGTCGTATGAATGAATTTCAGCTTGAAATTGCTAAAATCTCTGACATTGACGAAGACGCACCGGCAACAGAACAGTTTAAAGCAAACATTGCGGTTATCGCTGCAACGCTTGCATTCTTGCGCGCTATCTTAAACCTAGATGACGAGCAAATGGAAGTCTTGGAAGATTTGGACACAACACGCACACAAGAAATTGCTAACTATTTGTCTAGTCGTTTGATGGGCTTGACAGACGAGCAATGGGAAGAAATCCAAAAGGAAAACGCAGAAAACCCAAAAGACGAATAAGTTGGGGCGAACGCGTCTTTGAATTAGAGAATGTACTGCAAGACTTAGACTTAGCAGAAAAACAAGCTCTAATCAACTTTGGGTGGACGTTGGATGAGTACGAAGACGCAGATTATTATCGTCTAAACGAAGTGTTAGCTGCTAAGGAAGTTAAGGATAGGGCGGTTGACCCTATGGCATTTATAAAATAACAACGAAAGGAGGAAACTTATTTGGTAAAAGTACAAGCGCAGATGTCGACCGAAATTGCTCTTGACTTAGTAAGAGCGTCAGAGAGCGTCAGAAGCCTGACTAATGTAGTATCTACGGCAACGAACGCATGGAAAGCCCAAGAAGCCCAATTAAAGGCGGTAGGCAACTATACGCAAGCAGCAGAGGCTCGCTATAAAGGTTTGGGCGACGCGATCCAAGCGCAACAAGCAAAAGTAGACGCTTTGAAGCAGAAGCAGTCAGAGTTGAAAGGGAATACTCAGCAAACTGCTGAACAGTACCTAAAATACCAACAACAAATCGACCAAGCTACAACAAAATTGTCTAGCATGCAGGCACAACAGGACAAAGCTAAACAGTCCATGGAATATTATTCCAGTGGTTTGGCAGGCTTGCAGACTGACTACAAGAAGATGAACGAGCTATCAGATAGCTACGTGAAACGACTTGAAGCCGAGGGTAAAAAACGGCAAGCAGCGCAGGAAAAAGCTAAAAATCTCAAAGAAGCCACAGAAAATCTAAGCAAGCAATACAAGTCGCAAGTTGACGAGCTCGAAAAAATCAAAAATAAAGCGGGTACAACTAGCGAAGCTTACCGCAAGCAAAAGATAAGAGTTAATGAGACGGCAGCAGCTTTGGCAGGTTCAAAAACCAAGATGAAAGCTGCCCGCGAAGAAATGGAAAAGCTCAATCCGACTATTTGGACGCGCATGCGGGATTCTGTCAAAAAATTTAACAACGAAGCGCAAAAAACAAGTAAAATCGGTAGCCGCGTCAAGGACTTTGTAACTGGAAATCTGATTGCAAACGGTATTACTAACATCACCTCAAAAGTGATTGATTTAGCTAAAGAGGGTTATGCCGCTGCAGAAGCAGCGTCTAAGACGGCTGAACGCTGGCAAAATTTGGGTTTTGCAGAAAATGAGATTAAGCGAATCAATGCTGTTGTCAAAGACTTAAAATATAATACTAATCTTTCGGGTGGTGCGGTTGGTGAACTGATTCTGAAGTTCCACGGAATCACTCACAACGTAGAAGAAGCAGCTGAACTCGCAAAAGGGGTTGGTAGTCTATCTGACCAACTAAAACTCTCACAAGAGAGAGCAGAAGCGTTTGCTAGCGGGCTAGGCAAAATTGAAGCGTCTGGAACCGTCACAGCTACATCTCTAAATAAGCTAGAGAAACAAGCGCCCGGGTTAGTCCAAGCATTACAAAAGGCGTCTGGATTGTCAGAGCAAGCATTTTCAGACTTGCTCAACTCTGGCAAGATGACCTCTAAACAATTTAATGACATCTTAAAGTCTGCCGCACAGAACTACGAAGAAAACGCTGAAAAATACGGCAATACAGCCGAGGGCGCAAAGAAGAGGATAACTCTTGCGTGGGCGGATACTAAGAAAGCCTTGATGAAGCCACTTGTGAGTGTCGCTTCAACTGGTTTTAACCAGTTAGCAAATGTTTTGCAAAGTCCTGCTATCCAAAGCGGAGTAGCTAAACTCGGCGAGGGTATCGGCAAGATTGCGCAACACGCTACAAATTTGCTGAATTATATAGCAGCACATCAGAAAGATGTGTCAGCCATTGTCGGAAATGTGGTAGAAATCACGAAGCTATTTGCTTTGGGTGTTTGGGAAGGCTTTAAAGCCACTGTCACGACTATAGCTGATGTCTTTAATGATTTAAGCGGCCATAGCGCCAAGGCTAAAGACCCACTGAAAAGCGTATCTACTGCTTTAAAAGAGGTTGGAAAGCACAAGAAAGAAATTGTTGCAGTTGGCAAGGCTTTTGCTTTTTACTTTATCGGAACTAAAGCGATAGGTGGAGTTGTAGACTTAACCAAAAAAGTTAGCGGCTTAGGAAAAGGTTTTTGGGACTTAACCAAAAAAGTTAGCAGTCTGAATAAAAGCTCTTTTTCAATAGCAGGTTTTAAAGATTCGGTCGTAGGAACTTTTACTGCCATAAAGGCAGCGATTGCCGCAAATCCGGTCGGTGCAATCATTGTAGGAGTGACCGCTCTAACAACAGCGCTTATCGCGCTTTATAAGTACAATAAGCCATTTAGAGATTTTGTGAATGGCGCTGCGAAAGCCTTGAAAAAATTCTACGACAATTCTATAAAATGGCTTGTAGAATTGCCGAGTAAAATCAAGGGCTTCTTCTCTAACGTCGGCAAAGGCTTTAACAATTTCAAAAAATCCGTATCGGACGGGTTCGGCAAAGGTATTGATAAAGTCAAAGAGTTTAACAAGTCTTTAGGCAATAGTGCCAAAAAGGGCGTCAAGAAGTTTACTAGCGCATTTTCTAATGGCATGAAAAAGGCCGGGAAATTTTTAGGTGACGCTGGGAAAAAAGTAGGCGACTTCTCAAAAACTGTCGCTAAGTTCTTGATTTTCAGCAATCCTTTTGTTCTCGGCTTCGCTTTAATGTATAAGCACAGTAAGCCTTTTAGAAAGTTTGTCAAAGGCTTAGTTGACGGCGTGAAGAACCTTTACAAGAATTTCAAAAAATTCTTCGGTGCAGCCGGAAAATTTGTAGGAAAAACTTTTGACGGAATCAAAAAAGGCGTCTCGAAGAAGTACAATCAAGTCGCAAAATCTATCGGAGACACCTCAAAGAAAATTGGCAAGAAATGGAAAAAAGATTGGGAAAAAACCAAGAAAGCGTCGGGCATTGTCTGGGACGCAACCAAGAAAGAGATTGGCAAGAAGTATGACGACATTTCCAAGAATATTGGTGACACCTCAAAAGCTATAGGCAAAGAGTGGAATAAGCATTGGGACGGCGCTAAAGACTTTTTAAGTTCGACTTGGGATAAAGTCAACGATTCTACCAAGAAGAAATTCGGTAAGAATCTGACAACAGTCCTTTTTGATAGCTTAAAGGAAATCGGTAAGAAGTTTGACGATACTTGGAAAGGCATAAGCGACGGATTCAGTAAATTCTGGGACGGTTTGAAAAAGCTAGCCCAAGACGGAATCAACGCTGTTATTAAAATACCTAATGCAGGTATTGACGGAATTAACGACCTTATCCACGACTTCGGAGGCCCTAAACAAACAATCGGTAAGATACCGTACGTTAAATTTGCGAGCGGTACCGGTTTATTTAGCAACCAACGGAACGCAATCACACAACCGACTTTGGCTCTGTTAAATGACGGTAACGACAGCCCAGAAACAGGCAATAAAGAAATGGTCTTAATGCCAAATGGCAGCCATTTTATTGTTCCCGGCAGAAATACAAAAATGCTATTGCCGGCCGGAGCGGAAGTCCTAAACGCTAGCGAAACGGCTCTTTTAATGGCAATGCAAAACCAAAAGGCATTTGCTAAAGGTACGGGTTTCTTTGGGAACTTGTGGAAAGGCATAACAAACTTTGGGGGAAGCGTCGCAAAAGTCGCAGGTAATGTCTGGGACGGCTTGAAGAATGGTGTTGAGAAATTTGCAAAAATGCTTTCATTTATTGGCGAAGCGGTTCTCAATCCGACTAAGACCTTGGAGAAGAAGTTTAACCCAAGTTCAAAAGGCATGGTTGGCATGTTTGATAATTTCGGAAGTATGCTATTCAAATCAGCAACTAACGGAGCTAAAACATGGTGGAAAGAGCTTTGGAGCATGGCTAAGAGCGCTTCTAACGAGGGCAGCGTAGCCATGGGTGCAGTAGGCGATGACTACCGCTTTAAAAACAGAGCAGCGGACAGCGGAGCTGACCCTTGGGGCTACTTCTTCAAGGAGTGTGTATCCTTTGTAGCTTCTCGTTTAGCTAATTTGGGAGTTAATCCCTCACTATTTAGTGGCTTAGGTAACGGGAATCAATGGGGTGCCGCAAGAGTGCCGCATTTAAGCAGACCAAAACCCGGCTCGGTCGGTGTCTATACGGGCGGCCCTATTTCAAGCAATCACGTTGACTTCATCACGGCGGTTCATGGCGATACCATGGACGGTGAAGAGTATAACTGGATGGGCAATCACAGCTATCACCAATACAGAAACCGTCCTATTTCAGCGGCTTCTACATTCCTAGACTTCGGCGTTAAAGCAGGGCCTAGTGGAGATGAAAAGGCTCTGAAAGACAAGAACAGCCCGTTACAAACGCATATCAAAAAACAAGTTGGCGGTATGTTTGACTGGATTAAGAAATGGCTAGCACCGCTCGAAGAAGGCACAGCAAGTGACGGAGGGGCACAAGCAGGGAACCCCGGCGGTTCTGGTGTTGAACGCTGGCGCCCGTTTGTAGAACGTGCGCTAGAAGCAAACGGAATCGCAGCTAATAGCTATCGCGTGGCTAAAATTTTAGCAACTATCAGACGCGAATCAAACGGTGACCCTACTGTCCAAAACAACTGGGATAGTAACGCTCTAGCAGGTCATCCGTCAATTGGTCTTATGCAGACTATCCAACCAACCTTTGACGCATACGCTTTCGCGGGTCACCGCAACATTCGCAATGGTTACGACAACTTGCTAGCTGCTATTAACTACATCAAACATAGATATGGTACATCAGACGCTGCCTTCCATCGCGTGGCAAGCTATGGCTATGCCAACGGTGGCTTAGTGTCTAAGCATGGCTTGTATGAGATTGCAGAGGGCAATCAACCGGAGTATATCATACCAATGGACGCAGCTAAACGTGGGCGCGCTTGGCGTTTGCTACAGAGAGTTGTTGGACAATTTGCGGGTGAAGCACCGACAGAAACTCAAAACGGTAGAGATGATAACATCTTATCATCTCTAGCAGATAGATTGGACACTATGATAGCTTTGCTAAGTCAATTAGTAACAAACGGAGCAAATCCTATCGAACTCCGCAATATCATTGATGGGCGAAGTGTTGCTAATGGCTTAGCTCCCTACATGGCAACGGCAAACGCAAATTATGAGCGCAGACAAGCGCTATTGAGAGGTGAAATCATTGAGTGATAATGGAATCAGCATAGAATTTAATAAGATTGATATTTTAGCGGAATTAAGCAAGCTAGGCGGGAACGCTACTACGTTAGATGTTAATCGTGGAATTATCGCACAAATCACAAATAATTATCAGGAGCAGGGTGCACGGCGTTACGGTCAACAGTATCTCTATAATACGTTGGCAGTTAAGCAAATTCCCGTATCTATCAAGCTGACGGGAACGCCTGCATACTTTAATCAAGCCATCCAAAAGTTGGGTGGCTTGTTAAATGTTGAAGCTCCTAAAAAACTGATTTTTGGGGATGAACCTAACAAAATTTGGTTGGCAGTACCTAGCGGAAGCCCTAGCCTAATGTTTGACCACACGACATCACCGCCAACAGCAACGCTGTCTATTACGTTCGACGTCCCACGCGCCTATGGTGAAAACAAAAACGCAGTTGCGGTGGGAAACAATTTGCCGAGTGATTACGGCACGATAACCAAAATTAGCAACAGTCATTATAAGGCGAAATTGAAGAATTTAGGCACAGCGCCTGCAGCGCCAAAAATCACAATCAAGCATAATTCGGAGAATGGCTGGATTGGTTTTACTTCTGCAGAGGGCGTCTATGAATTGGGCGACCCAGAAGAAGTAGACACAAAGCCGGTCAAGAAGTCTGAAATATTGTTTGATTATGCGTCTAATAACTGGATAACAAAAGGCCTTGCGGAAGGACAAAAAAACGTTGCTATCTTAAACGATAACACCCAGAACTTAAATGGAACACTTGCCGTTGATAACGCTTGGGGGCGTCCGCATATTGCTCTTGCTAACCGCGGAAGTGGCCCGCAGCCAAATAATGCAGGCTCTATTACATGGGAAATCCCTGCGGATAGCAACGGTGAGAAAGGCACATTAAACGAGTATATCTGGTGGCGACAAATCTTCTGGCTTGGCGCAGCAAACCAGCTCGGCTTTATCAAAATTTCTGTCTCTGATACAGAGGGGAAATTCCTTTATGGCGTAGAAACAATCAAAAGGTCGAATGGTCTGGGGTGTGAGTATAATTTCTTAGCTTCTAACGGAAAAGGTGGATACAAACTTATCAATCAGTGGCTTTTCTATGGCACGCATAGAGAAGAACATAATCCATTTAATGAGCCAAGAGGTGCGTCGGATTTATTACGTCGTGACGATATGGTGCAAGTGTACTGGTGGGGTTCGTATCCACAGTGGCATATTCCCGAAATTAAAGGGCGCAAGTCTGCTAAAATCCATGTGGCAATCGGCGCTTTTGGGGATAAGCCACAAGTTACACACGCTTATCTAGACAGCATTATTTATCGCAAGGATTTTGTCGATAAAATTGAGGACATCCCAAACCGCTATCGAATGGGGTCGGTTGTTGAAACAGATATGGCTACTAGCAAATCTTATTGTGACAATTTACCGATTTTAGACCAAATGACGGACGGGTCAGAACCGCTTTTATTGCCTGTCAGAGAAAGCGAGCTTGATATTTATTTGTCAAGTTGGAACCAGAAAGACCCAGACATTAAAATCGCATGGAATGAGAGGTATGTTTAATGCAAATAGTTGTACATGACAACAAAATGCGTAAAGTTGCGTTGATAAATAACAACTATCCAGACATGCTATCGTTTCATAGTGACACATGGCATAGATACCTTTTACAAGCAACAAGCACTTTTGATTTTACAATCCCCAAAATATACAATGGGAAATTACATGAAGATTTAGGTTTTATCAACGATAAAGCCTATTTTTCGTTTAAATTCCAAGGGAAACATCATCTATTTTACGTCGCAAATATAACAGAGGACGACTTCAACATCACGCTGAATTGTAATAATACAAATTTAGAGCTTGTCAACGAGCAAGCTAATCCATTTACAAGCAACAGCACGCAAAATATAGCGTGGTATTTGCAACACATGGAATTGCTTACATTTGCCACTTTGGAAATCGGGGTCAATGAGATTGCCGACAAAACACGCACGCTGACCTTTGAATCGCAAGAAACAAAGTTATCACGTTTGCAATCTCTGATGTCACGCTTTAACGCAGAATTTGAGTTTGTCACAGAGTTAAATAACAACGGCACGCTTAAACGGATTGTGCTGAACATCTACCACGAAGCAGATAGCGAACATCACGGAATTGGTAAAGTTCGAGGTGACGTAGTTCTGCGCTACGGGAACGATGTCAAGGGCGTACAAGTCACGACCGATAAGACACAGCTATTTAATACTGGTGTATTTACGGGAGCGGACGGTCTCACGCTAAAAGACGTAGAACGCTCTGACAAAGACGCGAACGGAAACGAGGAGTTTTACACGCGCAAAGGCAGTCCTTTTGTGTACGCCCCGTTATCTATGGAGCGGTACCCAGCCAGCATGAAAGATGGCGACAATTGGACGCGCAAGGACTTCCAAACTGAGTACACAAATGTTAACGACTTACTAGCTTATGCTTTTAGGACAATTAAACAGTACGCTTATCCGATCGTTACTTACACAGCAAGCATTCAATCAAACTTCCTCAATGACTATCAAGATTTAGTTTTGGGCGACACCGTCAAGATTTACGACAAGAATTTTGTCGGTGGATTGATTCTAAGTGCGCGTGTATCCGAGCAAGTTATTAGCTTTACTAACCCAAGCAATAACACACTAACCTTTTCTAACTATGTAAAACTGGATTCCAAAATTTCTGACGTTTTGCGCAATCGCATGGCTGAAATGATTGAGGCACGCTTGCCTTATACACTTAAAATGTCCACGAGCGCAGGAACGGGCTTTAAAAATGGCACAGGAGAAAGCATTGTAACGCCCGAACTGTACAGAGGTCAAAAGAAGATTACAGACGCCACTTACCGCTACTATTTCGGCTCGGAAATGACAACAGGTCAGACTTACAAAGTATTGGCTAGCAAGATTGAAAACAAACAAATCTTGACGGTTGCTGCTTATGTCGGAAACGACGAGGTAGCAAGAGACAAGCTGACATTTATCAATGTCAATGACGGGAAGAATGGTTCAAACGGTGAAAAAGGAGAAGATGGAAAGTCTCTGCGGCTCTTCAGCACACAATACAAATACGCACAATCCGCTATAAATACTTATAGCGCAGATGGCTATACCGGTGATTGGTCTGTTGTCGAAAATACAACAGGTCTAAAAGTTGGGGACAGTGTCCAAATGCGGGTATTTAACACGGATAAAGAGAGCGATAGTTGGATAGTAGCGGTAACTAGTGCAGTACTTGGTGAACATAAAATTAAAACCATTTCGAAAGGCCTAATTGAAAAGGGTGACAAAGGAGAACGTGGAGAAAAGGGAGCGATAGACGAAGAGAAGCTCAAAGAAATCGAACAGAACATCAACTCAAAAGCTGACCAATCCCTGAACCAAGAGCAACTAAATGCTTTGGGCGAAAAAAACAGCATTATGCAGGCTGAACTAGAAGCAAAAGCTAGTTTAGATATGGTTAATCAGTGGTTTAAGGCTTATCAGGATTTTGTCAATTCAAATGCAGCAGATAAAGCAAAATCCGAGAAAGATTTGATTGTGGCAACTCAAAGAGTGGCTAAAATCGAGAATAATCTAGGCGATATGGCTCAGCGTTGGAACTTTATAGATACGTACATGCAAGCGACGAACGAGGGCTTGTCAATAGGGAAGAAAGACGGTAGCTCATTTGTTCGCATGAGGGATAATCGTATCTCGTTTTATTCCGCTGGTAAAGAAGTAGCGTACTTTTCGGGTGGTGCTTTACAAGTCGATAATGGGGTATTTACTAAAACGCTTCAAATTGGACGTTTCCGAGAAGAACAGTATCACTTAAACCCAGATATGAATGTAATTAGATATGTAGGAGGCGCTTAATGGCAAGAAGTAATTTCAGTGGCGCGTGGGGACATAACTTACAGTTAGAGGTCTTTTCGGCGTGGAATGCCCCAAATATTGAGGGTAACTTCTCAACGGTTAATGTACAAGTTCTATTAATCGCAAACGGGTATGCTGCTCTTTGGGGAGCAACAGATAAGCTCTTATCTCTTGATATCGGGGGTATACGAGAAGACGCAAGAGTAGATATGTCTATTTCGCAAGGACAGACAAAAGCTTTATGGGCTAAAGATTATCGGGTCAATCATAATCCAGACGGGACTAAAAGCATTACTATTTCTGCTACTTTGCATGCGAACGTAAGCAATTATGGCTCGGCAACTGCAAGTTTTAGTCTACCATTGCCCAACATTCCACGGGCAAGTACAGGGTCATCAGCTAACGGGACAATAGGGCAGCCTATTACTCTCAATATATCCCGGCACAGTAACTCATTTAAACATTCTATTTGGGTTAAATTTGGCAATTATTACAAAAAAATAGCGGGCGACAATGTGGATACGTCTGTTACATGGACGCCTGAAATATCTATGATAAATGAAATTCCAAACGCTAGTAGCGGATATGGAACATTGACCTATATCACATATAACAACAATCGAGAAATCGGCAGGAACACTCAACCAGTCACGCTATCTGTACCAGATAATATCAAGCCGACTTTAACAGGATTTACTTTGACGGATACGAATACAGCGGCGGCTAACGTAGTGCCGGGTGAGCAAGCGTTTATCCAGATATTATCTAATATTAAAGTCAACTTCGGGCAAGCAACTGGTATATACGGGTCTACCATTACAGGTTATTATGCAGAAATTGTCGGTAAGAACCAGTCCACAACAACACGAGGTGGAACTCTTGGAATTATGAATTATACAGGCAATGTGACAATCAGAGCGAGAGTGACAGACAGTAGAGGACGTACCAGCAATGCGATTGAGAGAACAGTCAATATCCTAGAGTATTTCGCGCCTGTTTTGGAATTTGGCGTTGTGCGCTCTGGCACTCAGTCTAGTACCTTGACAATCACGCGCAATGCCAAGATTGCCCCGTTGACTGTTGATGGACTGCAAAAAAACCACATGAAGCTGACGTTTAAAGTCGCACATTTTGGCTCAGACGACTATAAGATTGATACCGGCTCGGCAAGTGGCACATGGACGACTGTATCAAGTCTAGTCAATTCAAACGCTAATCTGCAAGGTGAATACGCAGCTAACAGCTCTTGGGCTGTATTAGGCATATTAGAGGACAAATTCACGCGCACAGAGTTTGCGGTTAATGTTGCAACAGAAAGCGTGGTAATGAGTTACAGCAAAGACCGAATCGGTTTTGGCAAGATTGCCGAGTTCCCAAACGTAACAGATAGCGCTTGGGAATACTATTTCAGCGGTAAGCCTATCCAAAATAGACAACTCACAAACTCAGATGGTAGAAATCTGGCAAACGTATATAAAACACCCGACGATTATGTCACAACAGGCTTTTATTATAGCGACAGCTCGTTGCTCCCTGACCGTTCAGGAGGCTATTTACTTGTAGAAAGTTATAACACTGACTTTGTCAAGCAAACATATACGCCATGGGACAAAGCTTACACCTTTATTCGATTAAAAATCGGCAAAAATAAACCATGGACTGCATGGGTATCACCAGCGCTAGAACAGTGCTATCCAGTAGGCTCTATTTACCAGTCCACATTTCCTAATAACCCCGCTACATTTATGGGTGGCGTTTGGGAGCGTTTTGGAAATGGTAGAGTGCTTGTTGGCGTTGACGAGACAGATGCAGATTTTAACACTGCTAATAAGACGGGCGGCAACTCGACTGTGTCGGGCATTGGCATATCACCAAAAGGGTACGGGCTCGTCGATTCAAAATCATTTGAAGGAAGGGCTTTAATCGGTCAGTTTAATGCGTCTAGCGATGAAATACCGCTCAATTCAAGCAATTTACAACCTTATATTACAATTTATCGCTGGCGTCGTACAGCCTAGAAAGAGGAAATTATGAAACTAGAATATTTAAGTAAGTCAGTAGATTATCAAGGTGGTGAACCTTACAAGACACGAGTTGTTTTAGGCAATTCAGAGGGAGTTATCTACCCAGTATTCTTTGACCCAGATTTTGTTAGCAAAGAGAGCGGAGAACTCTTTAAGCTCGCTTTGGAACAAATCTATCAAGAGAACTTCCCGAAAAAAGCAGAGAATGACAAATTTAACCAAGTTGACGAGCAACTGCAGAAGAATAAAGAGGCAGCAAACAAAGCAGAACAAGCAGCAACTGAAAATAAGCAGCTATTAGAATCTGTGTCAACCATCACAGAAATCTTAATTGCTCTTGCTATCGGGCAAAACGGAGGTATGCCAGTGGCGACATACGGCAAGGTCGCAGCGTTTATCAAGCCACTAATAAAAGATAAGCGCTATTTTAATAACGACATCGTGTCTATGCCTTATCCGTTTGATACAAACCCAAAATGGCCACAAGGTACTGCTACTATCTTTAAATTCCAAATGCAGCAAAGCGAAGGGTACACTTACCAAAATCAAACAGTTGCAGAAATGCTGCAAAAGGGCGTGTTGACTATCGTTATGCCCAAAATTGAGTAGAGAGGAGGGGATTTATGCCATTTGTAAATTTTGAATGGTCTCACGCGCTAAGAGGCTTTGTAGATACGCAAGACAAGCTGATTGTATTTACGCTAACGCTCATCATGGGTGCTATGGTGATTGATTTTTTGACCGGCACATTAGCCGCCAAAATCAATCCCCAAATTGAGTTTAAAAGCAAAGAGGGAATCAACGGAATTCTACGTAAAATCTCTAGTATTGCCTTGCTTGCATTTTGCATCCCGCTGTCGGTCTTACTGCCAGAAGGCATTGGATTAGGCACGTTGCAGGTCTTGTACATTGGCTACCTATTTTTTGAGATGAAATCTATCTTAGAGAATTTTGAAAAATTAGGCATTGACACAGCGCTTTTTAAAGATTTTTTTGAAGCGCTCAAAAAATATTTAAAAGAAAAAGGAGAAAAATAATGAATTTGACAAACAAACAATATGACGTCGCTAAGAAAGTTGTAACAGTAGTAGCACCAGCACTAATTACTCTTATAACAACTATTGGAGCTTTATACAAAATCGACACAACTCTTATCAATGGTATTATTGCAGCAGTTACAACATTTGCGGGTACTGTGTTAGGTATCTCTAGCAATAAATATCAAAGCTCACAAAACGAACAAGCGGAAGCGGAAACAAAAGGAGAATAAGCATGAATACAGACGCACTTATTAACTGGTTTGAAAGTCGTAGAGGTTGTTTGACCTACAGTATGCAAGGCAGTCGAAACGGGGCGGACGGAACAGCGGACTGTTCTGGCTCGGTTTCCCAAGCCTTAAAAGAAGCAGGAGTCAATATCCAAGGCTTACCATCTACTGTTACACTTGGCTCGCAGCTTGCAAATAATGGTTTTTATCGAGTGTCAAGAAATGAGGATTGGAATGCACAGCGAGGCGATATCGTGTTGATGTCGTGGGGGGCTGATATGTCAAGTTCTGGCGGCGCTGGCGGTCATGTCGGTGTCATGGAAGATGCTGCTACATTTATCAGTGTTGATTATTGGACAGGCGGACAAGCAGGAACAGCAGTATCAAGCCACAACTGGGACGATTACTATAACGCTCAACGACCAGCTTATATCGAGGCGTGGCGATACAATGGTGCAGCACCAGCTCAACCAAGCGTTCCTGTACCGCAAGCGGCAGGACAAAAGAAAGCTTATTATTTAGCAAATGAGGTCGCGTTTGTCAACGGCATTTATCAAATCAAGTGCGATTATCTTTGCCCGATTGGCTTTGATTGGGTAGAGAATGGGATTCCCGTTGCTATGGTCAATTGGGTTGACGAAAATGGTAATAATGTAGCTGACGGAGCAGACAAGGACTTTAAATCTGGCATGTACTTTAGCTTTGCGATTGACGAAAACAACATTTCTGACACTGGCAATGACGGCTACTATGGCGGCTATTACTTCCGTCAATTCAACTTCGGGCAATATGGCCCCGTTTGGATTTCTGCATGGAATAAAGACGATTTAGTCAACGATTATCAATAATTTTGTGTTAAAATAGACAGTTTTACCCTCGGTTTTGCCGAGGGTCTTTTTATTTGCGAAAAAACTTTAAAAAAATAAAAAAATTGATAAAAAAGGCTTGACAAACTATCTCGAAAGATATATAATAGTCTTGTAAGATAAATAAAGACAAAAGGAGAAATAAAAATGAAAAAAGAAGTAATGACAAGAGCATGGGAAATCGCAAGAAAAGCAGCTAGTCTATTCGGTGGAAAACCAAGCGAATACATTCGTGGAACTGTTAAAATGGCATGGAACGCTATCAAAGAAGAACGTGAAGAACAAGAAACATATGGATTGAAGAAATGGCAAGCAGTAGAAGCTAAAATGCGCAAAGCCGGCAAGTATACTATGGCTGACCTGCTTGGTCAAGCAAAAGAAGTAAAATTTAACGAAGTAATGCACAAAGAAGGTGCATACTACGGAATTGAAGTAATTGCTGACGGTTCTAGCTTTGGCACATACTATATCGCTGAAAAAGCGTGGGCTTAATCAAAGGAAAAGAGGTATATAATCATGGAAATTAATAATGACATCAAAGATTTGATTTTAGAATATGTAGGACGATATTTCAGATATGAAAATGATTTTTATAAGCTTCCTCGAGTCAAATTTATGGTTGCAAACTGGCAACGATTCAAGAGCGGTGAAACCTCCATTGAGAAGATAGGGGCTGCAAGGGTCAGTGCCATGCTCAGCTGTCTCTTCGAAGACTTCGAGCTAGCATTGATTGGGAAGGCTCAGAGTCAATACTATCTCTCTAATTCGCTCAAAACGAATATGACTTTCCCAGCTTATTATGACCAATTTAAGAAACAGCAACTGTTGAAATGGATTGAGAATAGTAGAGAGGACATCATAGGTGGTACTGGCAGAATGTATACGGCAGACGGGAACTACATCGCCAATGCCTACTTAGAAATAGCTCTGGAAAGCAGTAGCTTAGGCAATGGTTCCTATCTGCTTCAGATGCGCTTCAAGAACTATTCTCGCGACCCTCGGCCAATCCCATCAGGCCGCAGAAATCGTCTTGAATGGATTGAGAAGAACTTGGAGAACATCCGATGAGGGAGGATATAATCGGGCAGAGGTTCAATCGTCTCGTTGTCATAGAAGATGACGGGACGAGGTCTTCTAAAGGTGAAATCAAATGGCTCTGCCGATGTGACTGCGGAAACTTCTATCACGCTCTTGGGTACAGATTAAAGCGGGGGTTGACCAAATCCTGCGGCTGTCTTAACGACGAGAAGAAGCGGGAACGCTTTAAGGATTTGACAGGAACTGAAACGGAGCATTTTAAGATTATTAGCCGTTCCCATTCGGCTAATCAGCGCGTCTACTGGAAGTGTGTATGTCGTTTCTGTGGAAACGAGTTGATTTTAAGTAACAATGACATTCATCACTACACTTCTTGTGGATGTCGACGCGGTGCGTCCAAAACATATATGGATTCTATCCGAAATCCAGAAAGTTTAAGAAGCACGAAGCCTACGGCCAAAAGCAGTACAGGCGTCCGTGGTGTGTATTATCGGAAAAATCGCGGTGTGTATCAAGCATTTATCAACGTCGACAAAAAACAGGTTTATCTTGGCTCTAGCAAGAATTTTGATAAAGTTGTCAAAATGAGACGAGACGCAGAACGAGAATATGGTTATAAATAAAGAGCCGAAAGACGGCTCTTTATTACCCAAAAATCACCCAAAAAGTGTGTAAAATAGTGCTAAAAGATATGAAAATAATGTACAAAAAACGCCTTTTAATATAGGCGCTTTTTAATTTTATTAAACTACTTTGTATCAAAATAGTCCTTTGGTTATCATAAATTTAATCCTTATAATGTGTTTATGCAATCTATATTCATTGTAACGCAAAACAAGGTTAGTCGCAAGGTTTTTACATGCTATTTTTGTTCAGATAAGTTCATCATCTCTCTTTAATACAAGATAAATTGTAAAATATAGTGCAACAAAAAAACTCATAGCGTTTCATTGGTGTA